GGACTGATTCGGCCAATAACACCAGGCCACCGCCACCCGCCGCCGGAGTCGCCCACCCCGCACTAAACGGGCTTTCCGATTGCACGGTCAAAACCTGTCCGGCAGTGCCATCTACTGGAAGCGATCCCGCTGGCATATCGATCCACTCTGGTGCCGACGGCGAAGCATCGGACATGGAAAGGATTTGTCCCGGTGTACCCCCTTCCGGCAGAGATCCAGATGGCATATCGTGCCATGCGCCATCGGCCCCCAGGTAGCGTTCTGCATTGCCACTACCGTCATAGAGGATGGTGCCGTATTTGGTGCCGGCGGTATCGGCCCTCGGCACGTGCGCTGAGATATTCGGAGGGCTCGATGCGTCCTTCTGAAACTTCACATTGTCGGAGCCTGCTGGGGCCGCAGGCGTGGTGTCGTTCCAGTTGCCGATAATGATGGTGTCGCCAGCCATTCCTATGCTCCGTTAATCTGGATCGTGTAGGTGGTGCCGTATGGATCCGTGGTCGTCGTGTCGGGCTCAGGATCCTCTGCCGCTGCATCACCAGCCGCCGCACCGGTCTGGGTTATTGTCACCTGGAAGGCGCCCTGGTTGTCGGAGGCTTGATGTCGTTGATCCCCAGCAGCAGGGTGTTCACTCCTCCCGCCGGAACGACGAACTCCCCGCCAAAGCCGATGGCGATGGGCTGCACCACCTCATACTTCCCGGTAGACGGCGAGTCCTTGATCGCCCAGGCGCCGATCAGTCCGGAGCGGCCCAGAGCGGGGGAGGTGGCGTAGTAGGTCGGGAACTTGCGCTGCCCATACCCGTCCACGTTGCTGGTCTGTGTCCCCGTGATAAAATCATCGTCGCCTTCGGCGTCCTGTTCGTGGTCCAGATCCCCGTCGTGGCTCACCATATTGGACGTGGAAAAGAGATACGCCCATCCTAATGCCAGGGATGTTGGCTGGCCGGGAGCACTGGCAGTGATATAGACCGAGTCTCCCTCGGCCGCCTGGATCGGGACCGCTACCGGGGGAAGCCCGCTGGCGATGCCGTAATCATAGGACGGATTGTCAGCGGCAATCCATGGGCGGCAGCGGCCGTCCACGTACACGCTGACCGATGCCTGCTTGTCGTAGCCTGCTCCGGCTCCCTCGCCCGGTGCGATCACGTCGATGATGCGCGGGGAGGCGTTGTAGTCCTGGTCGTGGGCGTAGTAGCGGTCGTCGTAATTCACCGCCTTGATGCCATAGATCCCGCCCTTTTTCGCGTCCTTCTCCTGCACCAGAAACGCGGTCCGGGGCGCGTCATCGTCGCTCACGATCATGTAGGTGGTGCGGGCGTACTTGGCCGCATCGAGCACTAGCGGGAGAGACGGCGCCTCGGAGAGAATGACCTTGTCCGCAGCCTCGCCGGGAGTAATAGCTATCGACTCGACGGAGCCATCGTACAGCTGCAGAAAGATGCTGTAGTTCGGCGCGGGGCTGGCCTCGGAGAACGTCACCGGCTGAGACAGGGTAAGCTCCAGTCCGTTCTGTGCCACCACCTCCCCGTCCTGTACGCCCGACCGGGTGTTGTCGGCTACCAGGATGCGGTCGCCGATGATGCAGAGCGCGGCCTCAGACGTGGCGTCGAACTGCGTCACCTCGTTCTGGTAGAGCAGCTTCTGATAGAGCCGCCAGCCGAGCATCCACGCTTGGACGCGGTTACGCACCCCGACCGCGTTGATCTTTTTGGGGGCCACCGCGCTCTGGTCTTCGGGGAAATAGAGCGTGTACTGGCTGTCCACGTTCTGGGCATTGGGGGCACAGGGCTCGGTATATGAGAGCTCGATGCCGTCGTTCTGGGTCACGGCGCCGAAGGTGATGGTGCGGTTTTCGGATCCCGGGAGCTTGTTCCGATGGTTGAACAGCAGCATGCTGTCGGAGCGCTGCTTTTCGAACGATACCGAGAGCACGTTTCCGCGACGGAAGGCAGTGCAGAACACCGCCTGCATCAGCTGTCCCACCATCTCCTAGAAGGACATATTTTTGTCGTCAAAGTCGTAGGCAAATTGGTTGCAGTACTCAGCGCCGAAGTAGGTCGCAACCTCACCAGCCAGGCCGAGGGCAGCATATATGCCAGTCCGGTCGATCTCCGCTTCCTGAAGCCTACCTATGTAGGGATCGAGCGCCATGTGACACAAAATATCAGCCGCATTATTTGAACTATTTAGCAGGCCGCGCTCATAAGCGATATTTTGAGAGTAATAAACATATGGTTGCGAGTAATTGTAGAAGCCGAAATATCCCTCTATATAGGCAGTGTCCTCAATATCAAAACTCGCAACTTCATTTGCGCCTTGTAGAATGGTAATTTTAAACCCGCTATCATTTAGCTGTAATTCCCAAGTGTATTCAACTCCCATCTCCCATGGAATCGAATTGCTTCCAAGAGTGAGCGAGTTTTCATAGTCAGTATGCGGCCACAATTGATCTAATGTCACTACTACTGTTGAGTTGATCTTCTTGACTCGCATCCCGATATTGGCGTCCCAGGCTGCACCCCATCCTAAGCCGACCTGGGTTTCCCTGCGCCAGTCGAATAAATAAAAGTGCTTGTCATCCTGGTAATTAAATACGAACCCAATATAATCATTATCATTTTCGGGATCATCGACCTTTATTTTTCCAGTAAGTAAGCTGCCATTAGCATTTTTGTAGGCTTTATTCGTCAGTAGGATTGTCGGCCTTGTGTTTTTAGTCTGTGTGGTTTCGATGTCATCGATAACCCAATTCGGATCATCTGATCCGTCGTATGGGAACCACGCATAGAAGGCGATCCACGGTAAAACAAATGCCATATCTTCCGCGAGTGTCAAATCGCGCCCCACCAGGGCGTTGATTTTCCGCTGCTTCAGCGAGAGGGCGCGGGGGGTCGGCCAGGTGACGGTCTGGATGGTGGTGACGTTGCCGAAGTGGCGATCAGCGGCAAGCACATCGTCATCCCAGACCGGGCTGACCACATAGAGATCGCGCCACTGCACCTCGTCCACCACCTGCCAGCCGTCGCGCAGGTCAGTGCTGGTCAGGCGCCGGGCGCGGATCTGGCAGGCACCGGCGAAGGGGAGGGTGAACTTGAGCGTCGCGCCCGCCTGCGACCGCAGCACCTCGCTCCCCTTCAGGGTGATCTGGTAGTAGATCGGGCTCCCCTGGGGATTGTAGGAGCTGTCGATGGAGGTCACCTCCACCTGGACACTCACCGTCACGGCGTGCTGGTTGCCCTGCGAATCCACTTTGTAGAGCCCGCCGGGGGCGACGAAGTTGCACCAGAGCTCGGTGGTGGTCGTGTCGATGACCGAGAATATCCCGCTCCAGTTCTGGTTGCTGCGCACCAGGGTGGGGCTCCCGTATGCGGTGGCGCCGCTCAGGGAGGACCACGCCGCGTTGACCGTGGCGGGGCTCACCAGGAGCATCTTCTGCTGCTCCACGTCCTGGATCTCATAGGTGCCGTTGTAACTGGATCCGGAGATCACGACGTAGCGAGGGTTGGTGACGGTCGAGGGCGTGAAATAGTCGGTGAAGTCGATATCGGTGGTGCACTCGACCGACCCGTCGTCCACGAATCGGATGTTATTAGAGCCCTTGATTTTGCTGGCATTTGGGGCGTCGAGCACCTGGCCGTTGATGGAGCTGTGCGGCTTTACGTTTTTGATCGGCTCGTTGATCGGCTGCCCCACGGCATACTGGGGGGCGTCGCCCGAATTCGGGGAGGTGCCTGGCCCATAGACCTCCGCTCCGGCGCCGTCGATGTACTCGAGGGGGGTGACGTCGTCCCGGATCTGGTAGATGTCATATTCCCCACGGCCGATGCACATGTACATGTACTCGACCTCCTTGTTGCCGATGAACACCCGGTAGGGGACGCCGATCAGGTCCGGGGTCACCCACAGCTCCCCGTAGATGTCCGGGATCCGCCCGCCCAGGCGCTCCCGGTTCTGCCTGTTCGTCAGGGAGTTGGTGGCGCTCTGATCGTTCTGGTTGGCGTCGGGAAGGCTGGGCCGCAGCAGGTAGGAGATCGCGATGGACGCCGCCGAGAGGGCGATGGCGATCACCAGCACCCAGGTGGCGAGTTCTGCCGGGTAGACCACCACGAAAAAATGCCCGTGCAGCCCGCCCAGGCGCTCGACCGTCGCCTCGTCGTAGGGGGTGACCTCGGCACTCCGGCAGACGTGGTTCAGGTAGATGCGCGCCGTAGCTGGCCACTCCCCGAAGTGCTCGAGCAGGAATGGGCGGACGTCATCGCAGTCGAACGTCTCCCAGGTCGTGGGGTCGAAGGCGTTTTCGCAGAGGGTGACCTTGTTTCTCACCGGTAGAATCCGATCTTTGTGAAATACCGCTGCGCCACCTGCAGGGGCTGGTACTCAACCCCGGTTTCCTTCATGTGCAGGATCCGGCCATTGTAAAAAATCCCGACATGTGGCTGCGTTTTGCTCCGCTGCATGACCACGAAGCAGGGGCTCTCCGGCCGGGCCAGCCGCCGGAACCCCCGGACCGGGCCCAGCACCACGTGCCCGTCCTCGGCGTGGACCCCGGCGCAGAGCTCATCGAGCCGCCGGCGCACGTCCTCGTCACCGAACAGACCGATCCATACCTCCCGGGTGAAGTCCAGGCAGTTGTAGCCTGGGCGCGGGACGCGGTCCAGGTAGGAGTCGATACTCACGGCCGCCATCAAATAAAGCCCCTCAGCATGGGGAAGCGGTTCGTGGTGTAGACCTCCCCCGTGGCGGTGGAGTTCAGCCTGGGGGCGTGCGCCTCGAACGCCACCCCGGACCGTTCGAACGCCAGCCGGGAGATCTCCAGGGTGATCGGCCCATAGAGCGGCGCGCTCAGATCGTCCGAGCGGTAGGTGCGGTATTTCAGGGTGGGCCGGGTGCCGAACCCGTCGGCGGCGTAGACGGCGGCCAGCTCCGCCGGCAGGACCTCCCCCAGGTCCCCCAGCTGGATCTTGAGCGCCTGGTCCAGATCGTTCCCGGATCCGAGCGCTGTGATCTGCAGGGGGTAGTACTGGAACGCCTGGGAGGATGAGTCCTCGAGCGTCACCGTCACCCCATTGATGGCGTTGCGCACCAGGTAGTAGGTCTGGGTGAAATTGGGGTGCGAGATCTCGATCAGCTCGAGCTCAGCCACGTTGGAACCGGCGTTCAAGAAGAATTCAGAATACTCGCTCACTCCGGACCTCCATCGATGGCGTCCTGGTCGCCTGAGATCGTGCGGGGGGTCAGCTCGAGCGTCGCCTGGACCCGGTAGAGGTTACCTAAGTAGCCCGACATGGCCAAGGATCCCGGGACGATCCTGGCGGTGTAGGTGCCGAGATTGGACTCATCCGCCGCCCGGAGGTCAATGGTGAATGGCAGGGAACCATAATCGATCTCTGTCCGGTAGAACGCCATCAGGTAGTCATAACCCTGCGCCTCCAGCACCCACTGGACCCGCGCCTCATGGGTCGATCCAATCTTGTCCAGGCGGTACCGGCCCGCTCCGCCGTCGAGCTTGGTGCGGATCACGTTCTCGCCGAACCCGACCCCGAAGCCGGCAAGGGTCGGATTGACCAGGAGCTTGCTCATCTATCCCCCCTCCGGGCTGTGGTGTGCTTGGCGAGCGCCTTGGACGTGCGGCTGTTGGCGTAGGCCAGGTCGGCGGCGATCACTTCCGGGCCCCGCTGGGTGAGCACACTGAGCGCCTCGTCCCGGGCGATGACCCGGACGGTTCCCAGATCGGAAC